AGCAAGAATTACCAACGGTCAAAGCTCAGGCTAAAATGCTGCTCAAGTCTGTATCTATACCGCAGGCGGCCCCAGATTGGAAGTTGTTCGCTAAAAAGGATAGCAAGTGGAATATAGACGCGGCAATTAACGAGGGTTATAACGCCTCTGCTGCTGTTTATACGTGCGTTGAAAAGCGAGCCAAACTAGTATCACCTGTGCCGTGGGTTGTTAAGCGTATATTGCCTGACGGTCAATTCGAAGGCGCACCAGAACATCCATTACAAAAACTCATCGACATGCCAAACCCCGAAACGAGTTGGCTCGAAATTATGTATGAGATTAGCCAACAATTAGACCTGGCTGGCAATGCTTACATGTCAGAAATTAAAGCTGGCGTTAATGGTTTTCCAACTCAGTTATGGTTGCTACCATCCCAATACATGAAGATTAAGCCAGGCAATGCGCAATTAATTGATAGTTATGAATATCAAGAATCAAGCTCGCAAAAGTTTACTATATTAGCTGATGACATGATCCAGCTGAAATTGCCAAATCCAAACAGTCGTTACTTTGGCCAGCCTACATTAATGGCGGCGGGCCGTGCAACTGACATCGATAGAGAGTCTGGTATATGGCAAAAGAACAGCCTTGAAAATCGCGGCGATGTAGATTTGCATGTTGAAGTGCCTGACACAATGCAGCCAGACCAGATAGACGCGTTAAAAGTTAGTATTAAAGAAAAGCAAACAGGCTCAAAGAATGCGCGCGAACCGTGGATTACCAGTGGCAAGATTAATCAGTTAGGTCAAACAGCTGTTGAGATGGATTTTGTAAATTCACGTAAAGCTGTATGGGCTGAGATTTGCGCTGTATTCGGTTTGTCTATGTCTGTGTTAGGATTTACTGAAAATGTAAACCTAGCTAACGGCCAAGAACAACAGAAAGCGTTGTGGGTGAACAGTATTATTCCAATGCTAGAGCTCATTAAGCGTCAATTAAATGTGCAGCTTACTAATGAGTTCGGTGATGATGTCATACTTGATTATGATTTATCCAATATCACAGCACTGCAAGAAAACCTCACTGAGAAGCTAACCAATGCAGAATCATTGTATCGGATGGGCTATTCAAATGAAGCTATCAATAGACGTTTAGAGTTAGGTTTTGAGCCTGATGAAATACCAGAAGATGCTAAGTTACCTGAACAATTAGACCCTAATGCAGATACTAGCGAAGATGATACAGAAGATTCGACCGATGACATGAGCGAAGATGATACCGAGCAAGTGAAGCGCATGCTTAAAGCGGTCGGATATGGCAAGTAAACTAATAACAGGGCTATCGCCAGCACGCGAACAAGCGCTACAAGAAAGGCTTATGCTTAGGTTATCAAGACAAGCAGAAAAGCCTTTTATGCGTGAGATACAGCGAGCGAACAGAGCTATCATGCGCGGTGATGAGGGTGCAATGCAAACTCATGAGGATAGATTAAACCGTATCATGGTTAGACTGTACAGCGCTGCTTTTGATGCGTTCGGTGTTCGCATGTGGAATGCCGCAAAGAAGTCTGTTATGCCAGATGAGGTTAAGCGTGATGGAAGTGTCCCGCTTACACCACAATTCGACCTCGCACGACAGATATGGATTAAAGCCGTAGCTGCTGAAAAGGTGACACAGATTGCTGGCACTACAAAAGAACAGGCACAGCGTATCATTCAGCAAGCTACAGTGGACGCAATAGAGCAAGGGCTTGATGAAACCGGCACAGCTAAACTAATTCAGTCGCGCATTGCTCAAGATGGCGCTAGATTGTCACGTTTACGTAGTCGAGTTATATCGCGCACAGAATCACACTCAGCCAGCAATGCCAGTACTCAGATGGCGGCAAAGGCAAGTGGCCTACCTATGCAGAAGGAGTGGATAGCGAGCGGTGGAGAGCGTACACGCGAGAATCATCTATTGGCAAGCGGTCAAACAGTCAATATTGATGAGCCTTTTGTTGTCGGTAGCGATTACTTAATGCAACCAGGCGACCCCAGCGGAAGTGCTGAGGAAATTATCAATTGTCGATGTGCGGTTGGCTATTCGGTGGCATAATTTGTGTAACTGGTCAAACCAGTGGTATAATACAATTAATTAATAAATCAAGGCGGTTCAAGTGGAATATAAAGCGTTAAACTTCAAAGCTGATGACGTAAACACAGGTTCGCGCACCTTTGCTGGTTATGCGTCCACGTGGGATGCTGACTTGGGTAATGACATTATAAGCAAGGGCGCATTTAACAAGACGTTAAAAGAGCGCGGCGATAGAGTTAAAATTCTATGGCAACATAACGAGCCAATTGGCAAGCCATTACAGATGACACCAGACTCTAAAGGTTTATTTGTTGAGGGTAAAATCAGCAAGACTAGATTAGGTGATGAAGCTGTTGAGCTTATGAATGACGGCGTGATTGACCAGATGAGTATTGGCTTTAGTATTCCAAGCGGCAAGTCTGAGCGCGATAGCAAGGGTATGCGGTTAATCAATGAGGTTAAGCTGTTCGAGTTTAGCCTGGTTACTTTCCCAATGAATGAAAACGCATTTGTGACAAGCATTAAGTCTGTCAAGGATGCAATCAGATGTGGCAATTATGACTACACTGAGCTTAAAGAATTGGCTGATGCACTGGCCGAGTTAAACGCACTGTTAAAAGCTGAGCCGCAAAAAAGCACTCACGCTGGGACACAGCCGCAAGAGTTAGACGCTTTATCAAAAGCACTTAAAAACTTTGGGCTGTAGCCCGTACTTAAATTAATAGGAGTTTCCAAAATGGAAATCAAAGAATTAGCTGAGCAGCTACAAACTGCTTCAAAAGAAATAAAAAGCAAGAACGACGCAATGGATGCCGAGATTAAAGCTCAAGGCGAAGTTAGCAAAGAGACTAAATCTGCTGTTGAATCTGCGCAGGCACAATACGCTGAACTTAAAGAGACGTTTAACGCTCTTGATGGAAAGCTGATTGCACTTGAGCAAAAGCAAGCGCAGAACATGCACTCTATGCCTGATGAAATGAAGTCAGCTGGTCAACTATTTGTTGAGTCAAATGTCTTTAATGAAATCAAATCAAGTGGCCGTGGTTCATCTAATCCTTTCAATATTGAAAAGAAAAATATTACCTCTTTAGCCGCTAGTGCTGGTGCATTAATTCGTCCTGACCGTGATTCACGCGTATTTCAAGATCCGAATCGTCCACTGCGCATCCGTGACCTTATCCCGACCGTACCAACTGGTTCAAACGCTGTTGAGTTTATGCGTGAAAACGTATTCACTAACAACGCTGCGCCACAGGGCACTGTTGGAACATTGGGCGGCGGTGAATTTGTAGGTAAGGCCGCGTCTGAGATTACTTATGAGCTTATTACCAAGCCTGTACGTACTATCGCACATTGGATGGCAGCTTCACGCCAGGTATTGTCTGACGCGCCTATGCTTCAAAACCTTATCGACGGTCGTTTGTCATACGGTTTAGATTTAAAGTCTGACCAACAGTTATTGTTAGGTGACGGCACAGGTCAGAACCTTGATGGTATATTGGTCGATGCTGATATTAACGATGCTGGTGAGTTACCATCTGGTACGGCTGTCGGCGATGTTCCCGCTGCAATGATTGACCATATCCGCAAGGCTATCACAATCGAGCAAACTTTCGAGTATTACAACATGACCGGCTTGCTACTTAACCCGGCTGATTGGGAAACTCTTGAGACTGCAAAAGCAACAGATGGACATTACTTAATGGTGTCTATGCCTACTGGTCGCGCAACTGAGACTGTATGGCGTATCCCTGTTATCGTTACTAATGCACAGCCTGTCGGCACATTCTTAATCGGTGATTGGAACATGGGCGCAGTTATTTATGACCGCGAATCAGTTTCTATCCGCGTGAGTGAGTCACACGCTTCATTCTTCGTTGAGAATGGCGTTGCAATCTTGGGTGAAGAACGCTACACATTAGCGATTCCATTACCTAAAGCGTTCTGCAAAGGTTCATTTGCTGTAGCTGCTTAGTAATTAGCTAGATAATAGAAAGCCTCTTAATTGAGGCTTTTTTGTGCCTGTATTTGCTCATTAGCGCATAACCTGAGCAGCCCTAAAGTCCATCCGTATTTGCTGGATGAGTGGCCCAGCTTTGTTTTATACCCTCTGAACTCTATTTTTTTTGCAAAGTCTACATCTGGAGTTGGTATTAACCCCCTATCAATATATCTACCCTGCGAGTTTGCGCGCGCAAGTCCAAACATGGGGAATATATCCCCAGCAGTCATTATTGTGTGGTCAGGTAGGTCTTTAGTCCAATCTGGGAGTTTAATTTTATTCATAATTTAATCTCTTTTGTTAATGTTTGGTTTACACTAACACACTTAATTTGTTTATCTGGTCTAACCAGTGTTATAATGAGTGATAAAAATAGGGGTCAATAATGTCTGATTACATCGTTTTAATAACATCTATCATCGGAAATAAGGGTGATGTCGTTACCTTGCCAGATAACTCGCAGACTACCGAGCGTTTAGCGCGTAAATTAATCGCACCTGTGTATGAGTCTGAGCCATCAAAACCAACCGAAACAAAAGTCATTAAGCAGCGTGTGAAAAAGGCTAAAAAGTAATGTTTTTGACCACATCTGAGCCAATTATACCTCCAGTATCAATACAAGAACTTGCAGATTGGTCGCGCCTAAATATTGATGACCCGACGCTAACGCCAGCTTTAATGATTGCGACAAATGCAGTTATCAGTTACTTGAAACTTGATTTAATT